AGTTAATAGATACTATTTGGACAAACTTTGGACACCAAGGGGGCTATATAGCCACTAAACAAGGTCTATTTAGTGCTTATGGTACATATGTACTTGTTTTTGTATTTCATCGATAAGCCATCCAAACATCTTAACAGAATGAAACAAAGGGAAGAATAATAAGTGGTAGCAGGTGATGAAGCATCAATAAGGAACCAATAACACTAGGAAACCTTGATAAAGCACTAGGTAAGGTTATAATGAGATTTAGTTATCAGGTTTTACCTGGTAGCTAGTCCCAGAAACTTTTAAAACTTATGAAACTCTTTTCAGAGTTAAAGATAGGAGAATCTTTTTCTTATGAACTTTTTCCTAACCAATATGTAGCTTGTTATAAAAAAACAAGTCGAACAGGAGAAGCTTACATAAAAGGAAAAGGAGAGCCTGACGAAAAAGCTTTTTGGTTGAATATATATTTCAAGCAAAAAGAAGAAGTTAAACCAGGAGCAGTTGTTTTTGTTCCTGAGCCTGTTTCTTAATCCTTTGATTATCCTATGAAGCCTCTAAGGAGGTTTCACAGGGTATTCAGCAGCTCTTTAGAGCTTGTATTAATACCCTTTAACAACTGAACCTTAAAAACTTATGACCATTTCTACACCTGTTCAGGCTGTATTAGATGAGGACCAACAGGAGCTCTTAGAAGAGTTGAAAGCAAGAGACCTATTTGGTAATGATAAAAATGGGAAGCCATTGTATTCAGACCCAGAGGAAAGCTATCAATTATTCATAAAAGAGTTAGCAGACATTGGCTGCAAAGACCTTAAAACCTATGAAGATTGGGATAGAGGTTGTTGGCCTGGAGATACAGAACAAGCAGGGGCTAAGTACGCTGAAGATTTAGCTATAGATTGTGGAGAAGTTCCAGACAATGGCAATTCATGGATTGAATTAAAGATTGATTGGAACGCATCTTGGGACAACATATCTTCTAGTTATTGTTGTATTGAGATGAAAGGGATCTACGGTCTAGAAACTTATATCTTCAACGTCAGCTAATAGATGATCCTATGGAGCTCTTAGGGGCTCCATAGGCTCTTCTTATGAAGAAGCCTATTAAGTCCCAGAAACTTATTTACCAATGGAATTAAATCAACAGAAGAGCTGTTTAGTCAGTTCTCTTTTGTTAGCTGCTACAGCTCCAACAAAGAACAAGTCAGAAGATTGTGTATTAATGGTTCAATCTTTTGGCTCTGGATTAACAGAGATAGAAGTTGAACAATGTATGAAAAAGACAGAAGAGGTATTAAGTAATCAAAAAAAGCTTGATTATTTTTTTAATACTTCTACACCAACCAATGACATTAAGTGGTTCTAATGACTAATCAAGTTATTAAAGATTCTACAGGCACTTCTTTTAAAGTAATAGAAGAAAGGCTACCAGTGTATTGGGGCAGCTATCTTGTCAATGGTGACGAATCGGGCCTTGAACCTGACGAAATA